GACGCTAATTCCGCTCCAGATCCCGCCGGGCGTCTACCGCAACGGCACCGACCTGCAAAGCACCGGCCGCTGGCGTGATGCCTCTCTGGTGCGCTGGACTGACGGCACCATGCAGCCTGTCGGCGGGTGGCTGACGCGCGTCTCAATGACTGACCAACCTTTGCGTGGCGCTATTGCGTGGCGCGATACGGGCGCAGACCGCTGGTTTGCTGCCGGCAGCTACGCTGGCCTTTTCGTGGGCGCGGCGAGCAATACGGTCTACAACATCACGCCGACATCGTTCTCTGGAGGCACCAAGGACGCGGCAATCAACATTGGCTACGGTGGCGCATTTTACGGCACGGCCGCATACGGCGTCGCGCGCCCCGACACTGGCGTCTACGCCGCCGCATCGACGTGGTCCCTCGACAATTGGGGTGAGTATCTTGTCGCCTGCAACTCGGCTGACGGCAGGATCTTGGAGTGGCAGTTGAACACGGCCAACGACGCCGTCGCCATCACTGGCGCGCCAGTCAACTGCTCTGGCCTCGTCGTCACCAGCGAGCGGTTTCTGTTCGCCCTCGGCGCGGGTGGGAACTACCGCAAGGTGCAGTGGTGCGACCGAGAAGACAACACGACGTGGACGCCCCTTACCACGAACGAGGCTGGCGATATTGAGTTGCAGACGGCTGGGCAAATCATGCTTGGCATTCGCACGCGTGGCCAGACCCTCATCCTGACAGATCAAGACGCGCACGCGGCGACGTATCAGGGGCCTCCCTTTGTGTACGGCTTCGAGCGCGTCGGCTCCTCTTGTGGCTCTGTATCGAGGCTTGGAGCCGCGTCGGTCGATGCTGGCGTCTTCTGGATGGGCCAGCGTGGCTTCCACGTCTACGCCGGAGGCGGTGTTACTGACGTGCCGTGCGATGTGGCGGATTACGTCTTCGGCGACATCAACCGCACGCAGATCTCAAAGGTGGCCGCCGTGTCCAACGCGCGTTTCTCCGAAATCTGGTGGTTCTACCCGTCCGGCGGATCTCTCGAAAATGACAGGTACGTCGTCTACAACTTCAAGGAAAACCACTGGTCTATCGGCGAGCTTGCGCGCACCAGCGGCGTTGACGGTGGCGTCTTCTCGACGCCGATCTGGATGACGCCCGGCGGGTCGGCCGTCAATCATGAGATCGGCAACCAGCTTTCTGGCGGCACGGCATACGCCGAGAGCGGACCCGTGCAGATCGGCACCGGCGACAATGTGATGTCGGCGACCAGCTTTATCCCCGACGAGAAGACGCAGGGTCAGGCAACCGTCACGTTCAAGACGCGCTTCCACCCCAACGACACCGAGAGATCGTACGGGCCATACACTATGGCCAACCCGTCCGATGTTCGCTTCACCGGGCGGCAAGTCTCCATGCGCGTCATCGGTGAAAACAACGTAGACTGGAGGTGGGGCGTGCCTCGCCTTGACGCCGTGCAGGGTGGCCGTCGATGAGGTTTGGCGTTCCAACTGTAGGGGCCGACGTCAGCTTGTGGGCCAACGACCTGCGCCGCTGGCTGTCACGGTCGTGGGACAACCTGACATTCAAGGATCCAGCCGCGTCGGCCACGCAGGACGGCGTCATCCTGTGGGATGCCGTGAATGGCTACCCGGTGGTGTCCAAGGACAATGAGTGGCGGCAGATCATTCTGGCCGACGGTCACGCTATCTTCTCTCAAGATGCGTCAATCACTGCAGCCGCAGCGAACACGGCGTACGCGATCCTGTTTGATGCGCCGGTGCTTGCCGCAGACATTTCGCGCGACCCGGCCAACCTGACCAGAATTGTCTTTGGTGAGAAGGGGCTGTACCGCATCTCCTTCACGGCGCAGATCGCCTCGTCTTCGGCAAGCACTCTGGAGTTCAGGTTCTGGCCGCGCGTGAATGGCACGAACATAACGGGCAGCACGATGGTTGCCAGCCTGCACAACAACGGCGCCACCGTCGTCGTCTCCCGAGACTCTATTTTCCAGTTTAACTCTGGAGACTATCTGGAGGCCATGTGGGCCACGACAAGCACCAACGGCTCCCTGTCGGCCCACGCGGCCACCGCATACGCACCAGCCTCCCCGTCGGCAACGATGGCCATATCAAGGGTCAACTCTTGAACATCATAGACGCCAACCGCCAGCACATCGAGGCCGCGCTGGAGTACAGCGGCGGCACGCATGAGTTCGAAGACGTCAAGCAGGCCATCCTAGAGGGCCGCATGCAGCTCTGGCCTGCGCCAAATAGCTGCGCCGTGACAGAGATCATTGAGTATGCTAGAAAGAGGGTGCTACACGTCTTCCTCGCCGGTGGGCAGATGGACGAGGTGGTGGGCGGCATCGAAAGCGTGGCCGAGTGGGGCCGCCTTCAGGGATGCCAAAGCATGACAATTTCCGGCCGCAAGGGCTGGGAGAGGATCTTGGACAAGAGCGGGTTTCGCCCCGTCATGGTCGTGATGGAGAAGGAACTGTAATGGGCGGCGGAAGCAAATCGACAAGCGTCACAATCCCGCAGTGGCTTGAGGATGCAGCCAAGAACAGCCTGTCGCGCGCGGAAGAAGTCTCGCGCACTGGTTACACTCCGTACTACGGACCAGACGTGGCGGCGTTGACGCCGTCGCAGATCGCAGCCATGCAGGGCACAAACCAGATGGCGTCTGCCTTCGGCATGCCAACGTCTGACCCAACAGCCGGGATGCCGACTGCCAGCAACTATGGCGGCATGTCGGCCTACTCTTCTGGTGGCATGTATGACGCGGCTCTGGCCGAGCTGGAGCGCCGGATGCCGGGGCAGTACGCGGCTTTGCGTGCGCCGTTCATTGACCCCGTGACGGGCATGATGGCATCTGGGGCAGCATCTGGCAATGCTGGGTCCGGCGCTACTTCAATGCCAACGGCTGCACCGAGTGCGACACCGAGTGCCATGCCGCGTGATGGTGGCGGCCGTGACATATACAGCACCCCAAGCGGTAGCGGCGGGCGGTCAACGACATCAATGGCGACGCCGGGCGCGTATCTGCCGGGCGGCATTTACACACGCAACCCCGACAGCCTTGTTAATCGAACGGCTGCGGCGCTTAGCAGGCCGCAAGGCGCACCAACAGCGGCGAATCGACCCGTCACTCGCTCAAGTTCGGCAGGCGGCGGCGCGGGCATGGGAGGAAAGAAATAATGGCTGGTGCAGGTAACCCTCAAAACGTCCAAAGCCCAGTCGCGGGCAACGTATCGCAGACGTCGGCAAACCTGTTTAATCAGGCCGCCGCCGGGCCGAACATCAATCAGTTCATGAACCCCTACACCGGCATGGTGACGGGTCAGGCCATGCAGGATCTTGAGCGTCAGCGGCAGATGGCGACGAACGACATTGGCGCGTCGGCGACGCGTGCCGGCGCGTTCGGCGGATCTCGCCACGGTGTCGCGGAGGCTCTGACAAACACAGGCTTCGCACAGCAGGGGGCGAACATGTTCGCCAACCTGCAGCAGCAGGGCTTCAATACGGCCCTGAACGCGGCACAGAACCAGCAGGGCATTCAGTCAAACCTCGCCGGGCAGGGCTTCGGCTTCGGCCAGAGCATCGCCGACCGGCAAATGCGCGAGGGCGAGTTTATGCGCGGCCTGAACCAGACGCTGATCGACGCAGCCAAAGGACAATACGGCGGATTTACCGGCGCGCCAAACGCTGCCCTTGCTCCGCTGTTCGGCGCTACTGGTGCTGCCAACATGGGTCAAAACACCACGACCCAGAAAAACAAGCCGGGTCTGTTTGACTACATCACCGGCATCGCCAGCATTTTCCCGAGGTAACGGCGCAAATGGTCATGACGCCAGAGCAACTGAAGCGCATGGTGTTCCCCGGCGAAAGCGGCGGGGACTACAACGCTCTCTTTGGCTACTCCAACCGCCCCGGAGGACAGTTCTCTGGCGTCAACGTGACGGACATGACGGTCGATCAGGCTCTGCAGTTTGCGTCTCCGAGCGGCCCCTACGGCCAGACGGTCAAGTCTCAGATCGGCCGCGTGGCGACGCCTATGGGCGCGTACCAAGTCGTCGGCAGGACACTCGCGGCAGCGAAAGCTGGTCTCGGCCTGACGGGCAACGAACGCATGACGCCGGAACTGCAAGACCAGATCGGCATGTGGATTTATCAGAACCAAGGCCCCGGCGCGTGGGAAGCTTGGGGCGGCGGCGGCAGCGGGTCGCGCGGCGGTAACGGAGGTGGCGCAATGCCGATGGGATTGTTTGATATGCAGGAAGAGCCGCAGACCTTCGGGCAGCGGCTGAGACGCGACTGGCAGAGCGGAGAGCTTATGGATCGCATCGCGCTGGCCGCGAACAGCCTCCGCATGGACCCAGACCAGAACCTTGCAGCGATGATCCAAGGCCGCCAAGAGCAGCGCGCCGGTGAGCAAACCGCCAACCGCACGGCTCAGTGGCTGATGTCGCAAGGTCGCGAGGATCTGGCGCAAGCTCTGATGACTGGAGCCATCGACCCGAAGACGGCTGTGGCGACGGCTCTGCAGAAGCCAGACAGGCCAAGCGTCATGGAGGTCGGCGGCAAGCTGGTTGATGAAACTGGCAAGGTCATCTACGACCCGACGGGCGGCGCGGCGCCGACGCTGTCGTCGGACCAGCTTGCTGCGCTTAACACCCTGCGCGATGACGCAACTGTGGCGACCAGAGAGCTTGGCCTGATGAAAGATGCGTGGGAGAACGTCAACGCATTCTACCAGAATCCGGGTGCCGTCAGCGACCGTGCGCTGGTCATCGCCTTTGCAAAGATCCTCGACCCGACGTCGGTCGTTCGTGAGAGCGAAAGCGCGGCCATCGCCAACTCTGGCGCGTTCGATGAGGGCATGAAGGCCTTGCTGCAAAACGCCTTGCAGGGCACCGGCAACCTTCCCCCGGAAATCCGCACGGAAATCGTTTCTCTTTCGCGCACCATGTACGCCAATAAATTCCCCGGCGCACAGCAGCGTGTGGACTTGCTCAAAGAGACGGCAAGGCGCGCAGGGCTTCCAGAGGATCTGGTCTTCCCCGGCACACTTACGCCTCCGTCGTCTGCCACGCCGCAAATCAATAATGGCGGAACGATCCCTGCGCCCCTGTCGTTTGTCCCCGCACCGTAAGGCCCCGTCATGGAAAAGATTGAACTGAAAACATCAGACGGGCGGCTCATCGGGTGGGTGGACGCTGCGGAATGGAACGCAATGTCGCTGGCTGACCGGCAGGCCTTCATAGCCGGATACGAAGAGAAGCCAACGGAGCGCGGCAGGGCCTTCGCGCAGGGCGTCACGCTGGGCTTTGCGGATGAGATCCTTGCCGGGCTGCGCGCGCCTTTCGGCGAAGGCTCACTGAGCGAAAATTACGGCAAGGCCTTGCAGCAAGAGCGGGACGTGCTGAAGCAATATCGCCAAGACTATCCGATCAGCTCTGCAGCATATGAAGTGGGTGGCGCTATTCTGCCAACGGTCTTCACGGGTGGAGCGGCGGCCCCAGCAGCGGCAACGCGCACGGCTGCCGTCATTGGCGGCCTTGCGCGTGGCGCTCTGAGCGGCGCTAAAACTGGCGCAGTGTACGGCTTCGGCTCCGGCGAGGGCGGCGCACTTGACCGTGCCGCCAACATGGGCGTGGGCGCGCTGACGGGCGCAGGCCTCGGTGGCGCACTCGGAGGCCTCGGTGGCACGCTGAAAGGCTCCGGCGGTGCCCTGATGAATTGGGTACGCAACAAGATGGGCGACCGCATCGCCGGCGTTGTCGCAAAAGAAGTGCAGCGTCTGGCAGAGCAGGGCAACCTGACGCCTGACGAAATCATCGACGGCGTCGCCAGCGGCCGCATCATGGCGGAGAACCGCACGCTTGAAAGCATGATCCGCAGTTTCTACTCCGAGGGCGGCCCGGCTGGCGCTGAGATCAGCCGCGTTATGTCTGCGCGCCCCAGAGAGACCCGCAAAGCTGCTATGGAAGAGCTGCAGGGCGCACTAGGTAGCCCCGGCAACCCGCTCGCCAAGCAGCGCGTCAGCGAGGAGCTGACAAAGCGGGCTGAGAATGAGGCCTACGAGCGCGCGTTGACTGCCAACGGCGTTGACCTTCCCGCCCCGCCTGAAATCGTTGCCGCCCTGCAGGATCTGGCCATTCGCACGCCCGGCGCGCTAAAGGACGCGGCAGAGGTGGCACGCGTGCAATACGGCGTCCGGCCGTTCTTTGAGATTGCAGAAGATGGCTCAGTAAGTTTTGCCCGCCCACCAACCCTGCGTGAGGCGGAGCTGACCTATCGCAGCCTGCGCGACATGAAGGGAGCGGCATACACCGGCGGTCGCAGCACCCTCGGGGGCGCTCTTGGCGATGTCGCGGAAAGCCTCAAGGGTCAGATGGATGTGGCATCACCGCCTCTGGCCACAGCCCGCGCGGCGGCGGCGCAAGTTCGCAACGCGCGCGACGCCTTCACCGCAGGCCAAGAGGCCATCCGCCGCTCGCCAGACGAGCTTGCCCTCATCATCAAGGACATCGAGGCGCTGGGGCCGGATGCCATTGCAGCATTCCGCGAAGGCATGTTGGCGTCTGTGCGCGCAGGGATGTCCAGACCGAGCGCCGCACCGGGCCTCATGCGTAACCTTGCCAGCGAAGATACGGGGCCGGGAACCGCGTTGCGCCTCGCCCTGCCATCTGACAAAGCAGCATCTGTCGTGCAAAAGATCGGCACGGCGGAAAGAGCGCAGGGCGCGTCAAAGTACGTTCTTGAGGGGCCGTCAACTGCGCCGACCATTATGGCACCCAAAGTTGGTGGCGCCGTAAACGTGGTTGAGGAGGCGACCAACGCTCTGGATGGCGGGCTTATGGCGTGGGCGCGTCTGATCGGCAGCGCAGCAGATAGCGTGCGTCCCGGCCTTTCCGATAACCAAAAGCTGGAAATCGCGCGCATCGTGCTGTCCACGGATCCTGCCCTTGTGGCTCGCGCGTTGAAGGACGACAGCGCGGCGGCAAAGCTGATGGAGGTGACGTCTCGCGCGGTTGATGCGGTGGTGCGCGCTGGCACTCGCGGGTCGGCCTCCGGCCTCAACTTGATGATAGACAATCCTTCGGGGAATGACTGAACATGGCAAAGCGCGAAAAATACGGCCCCGACGTTGAGCTGGCGAGCGACGACGAGATGGAGCTTGTCCTAGACGGGTTCGAGATCGAGATCGAGCGCGAGGACGAGGAAGACGACGGCACGTTCAAGGCCCTCGACGAGGACCAGATCGAGGCCATAGTCAGCTCCGCCATCGACGACGCAGTCGCCTTCATCG